GATGCTGATGCAACAATGCCAGACTTTAGTGATGCAAAGTATATATGGATTGAGGATTTCTATCCCACATCATACCTGAATGCGCGTTATGGTAGTAAGGATGAAGATGGTATTGTAAAAAGTCTCTATGAGCCTACGCATGTATTGCTTGCAAGTGATAAAACTGAAAGCAACATGGAAAACTTCAAGCTGTTTGAGACTGATGCAGAGGCGCATTCATACGGATATAACGACACAGCCGCATTGCAACGTGCGCATCGCACAAAGTGCTGGCGTATATGGGATAAAATCACTCGTCGCATATATCTGTATGCAGATAACAAGTGGGATTGGCCTATTTGGGTAGAAAATGATCCATATGGCCTGCCTAACTTCTATCCACTTGTGCCATTGTTCTTTAATACCACACCCATTGGCGCGTATGCGCGTAGTCCTGTGACGTATTACCTTGATCAACAGGATGCGGTCAATGAAATACATGACGAGTTTCGTAGAGCAAGGCAAGACATTCGTGAGAATGTGCTGTATGATAACAAGTTTAACAAAGAAACTGTAGAATTGTGGTTGAAGGGTCAATCACCATCAGCACATGGCGTAGAAGTACCTGATGGACGGTCACTTAAAGACATGATCCTTGAGAAGCCTAATGCAATGCTCAAAGCATTGCAGCTATTCGATCCTCAACGTAGCTTACAAGCCATTGACCGTGTTAGTGGTGTGAGTGATGTGCTGCGAAATGCGCAATTCAAAACTAACACAACCAATCGTGCTATTGAAAATTACAACAGTAGCACTGCGATGCGTCTTGATGAAAAGATTGACGCAATTGAGGATGCACTAGGCACAGTATTCTATGGTATCGGCTTCTTGTGTGCGCAGTTTATGTCACAGGAAGAAGTAGCGTCCGTGCTTGGTGAGAAGCGTAGCAAAGGCTGGCAAACATTTGATGCAGAAACGCTACGTAAGATGTTTGGTTGTCAGTCAGTTGGTGGCTCTGCACAAAAACCAACAAGTGCTGCAAAGAAACAGCAAGCTATTGAGATGGGTAAGCTGCTATCACAGATGGCACAGTTTGCTCCAAGTGTTGTACTTGAAACAACGCTTACTATGTTTGAAGAAGCGTTTGATGAATTGGAATTGCCAGATAATTGGGCGGATCGTATGAAGCAAGAAGCGCAAGCTGCATTGCAGAAGGGTCGCACTGATAATGCTGGCAGACCTGGTAGTAGTAGTGGTGGTGGTGGTGCTCCTGCATTGCAAGAATTAGCTGCAATAATTGACTCACTGCCACCACAAGCTAAGCAGGCACTAGGCACTGCATTAGCACGTGGAGTACCAGTCGCAGAAGCATTGCCGGAAGTACTGCGAATGGTTAGCAACAACAATCCGGCGCAACAGCAAAGGACAATGCAATGAGTGGTTCTAGGATCGAAGATAAAATTGACTCCATGTTTGGCACAAAGCCAGAGGATGAAGCCAATGAGCAAGATACACAACAGACCATTGAAGGTGAAGCAGAGGAAACTACACAGCAAAGTGATGAAAGCAAGGAACGTGCATCAGCACCGAATGACGGAAGCAATAGCCAACGCACTCCGGCACAGCATAGCAAAGAACACAAGCAGGGAGGGCAAGACGCGCAAGGCAACCAGTCACCGCGCGGTCGTCTGCCTGCCAACAATGCAGGAGACTTAGTTGATCCTGTATCTGGTGCAGTAATTGCAAAGGCTGGCAATGAGCGTCGCTTCTTTGAAGCAGCGCGCACATATCGCACACAAGTTGAATCGCTTAACACTGATCTTGTGCGCGCACAAGCAGAAGTGCAAGCATATCGTGAAGCTGCGTCATTGCCACGTGAATTAGGATTGAACAATGCAGAGGTATCTAATGCATTGCAATTCTTTAAGCACTGGAAAGAAAATCCCGTCGAAGCGGTCAAAACTATCTTGACAGAGTTCCGGGCAATGGGCTATGCTAGTGAGGAATTGGGCGGCACGGTTGACATGGCGGCTATCCGCCGTATGATCGAAGAAACCGTATCCCCATTCAAACAAGACCGTGAAGCTGCTACACGTGAAGCAGAAGCAGCAGCGAATGTTGATAGAGAATTAAACGCGCTATATACTGCTATGCCGTGGGCGCGTAATCAGCAAGCAGAGATTATATCACTGCTAAATGCTGATCAGACCCTCACACTGCGTGAGGCAGCATTGCATGTGCAAGCATTTGCACTGCAACGTGGATTAGACCTGAATACATCTGTGCGAAATCAGATGCAATCAGCGCCACAAGGCCGGCAACAACCACGTGCTAACAATGCACGTATGCCTGCTCCATCCATGACCGGCAACGTGCCCAATGCACCGCGCCGTGCTGCCCCTGAGAACCATACAGCATCATCACGTGATATTGTTAAATCAGTCATGCGTGATGCTGGTTTCAACGTAGATAACCTGTGAGGACAACATGATCAACAGTCAATTTGCAGCGGGTGGTACGCTTGATACTATGATCCACTCGTTGCTTGATAGATCGCGTCGCAAACTTATCATGGCCTCTATTAAGTCTAATGCACTTGTTGCATGGGCTATGGCTAATGATAAGGTGGAGTTGGAGAATGGTGGCGCGAACATCACTAATCCACTTACGCTTGGACGCAATTCAAACGTAGCATCGTATCAATACTACGATGAAGTGCCTGTCAACGAAACCAGTGAGTTCACTACGATTGGCTATGGCTGGTCGCGTGTTGCTGGTACGTTGATTGTGTCTGATCAAGAGGTTGATGAAAACACTGGTGATGCTGCTCTGTTCAAAATCTTGACTGAGAAGCTGAATGTGTTGGAAATGTCAATCAAAGAGAAGTTTAGTGAGTATCTGTACGGTGCTGGCACTGGTACTGATCCTCTTGGACTTGCTGCTTTGATCCCCGATGATCCGACTACAGGAACACTTGGTGGCTTGTCGCGCGCAGTAGAGCAACAGTGGCGCACGTCTGCATATCAATTTGCTGGTGCGCTTGATCCTACAAACATCGAAGAAGCGTTTGATGATGTTCTGCTTGACTTGAAGCTGAAAAGCGACAAGCCAGATGTGATCATTATTGGGCGTAACATCCTTCGCATGTATCGTCAAGCGGTGCGTGACAAAGTGACGATCACGCTTGATCAGTCTAGCAAAGGCAAGGGCATGTATGACCTTGGCTTTGAAGGCGTTACGCACAATGGCATTCCAATGCTGTATGATGAAGATTGCGGTGTCAACCGTGCATACTTTATCAATAGCACGTACCTTCGTGCGCACATCCTCAAGGGTGTGAATATGCGTACTAAGGACTTGGTTGCGCCTTGGACTGTTGACGCGATTGGTAAGCGTATTGTGTGGCAAGGTAACTTCTGTAATTGGAAGTGCTTCCGTACACACGCAGTCCTTCGTAACGGTACAACGGGGTAATATCATGACACAACGTAGAGCAAAGCGCTTTCAGATTGAAGTACTGCATGATCGTGAAGTACTTCATACTGTGTACAAGCGTAACAAAGATAAAGATGTGACTGAAATCGAAGATGAAGATGGCGAGATGATCGCTAATCCAAACTTCGGTAAGTCATTCATCGAAGTCAAAGAACCAGAAATTGTGTCGGAAAGTTACATGGTGTACTTTCCACATGGACATAGTGTATGGTTCCGCACTAAAGGAGACATGGCACGTGCTGGCATTGTTGAGAGCGAAAACTTTGAGATTGATCTCAACACTGGTTTGCCAATTGAAATCGAACGTATGCTCGATCTCAAACAGCACGTGATCAAAAACACTCGTGATGTTCGTGTGACAAGGAGGGCCTAACACATGCCGCGTCGTATTGCTACTTTTCATCCTCAGCGTGTTCGTATGAATGTGCGTCGAAAGGCGTACACTTCCGGCATTGAAGGTGATGATCTGATCACTGCTGAGTTTGGTGCACCACTTGCTGCGAACAACACTGCATTTCTTTCCGCACAAAGTATTGCGTCTGCTGGTAATACCAGCGTATTCAATGCCGCATATGTTGCGAGTGAAGCGCAGATGGGCAAGTGGGGTCGCGGCATTCGTGTCGTTGCTTCTGGTGCTGCAACATCGCAGGTAACAATCACTGGCCGCGACTATCTTGGTCAGCGTATGCAAGAAGTGCTTACGCTTAACGGCGCTACGGCAGTGCTTGGTGTGAAAGCATTCCGTTACATTGACAACATTGCGTGGGGCGCTACTGCTGCCGTCACCATTGATGTTGGTTTCACTAACTTGATGGGCTTGCCTGAAAAGGGTAAGGCTATGGTTAATGAAATCAAGAACAACGCTGCTAGTGCAAACGCTGGTACGTTCGTTGCTGGTCTTGCTAATGCAACGACTCCTACTGGTACGAACGCAGATGTGCGTGGCACGTACCTGCCTGTCACCGTCCTTCCTGATGGTACAAACACGTTTGAAGTTCGGTATGTTGCCGATACTTCGAACCTACACGGTAATGCACAGTTTGCTGCATAACGTGTAGCCTTTGCTGTAGCTGCTAACTTGGCCTGTCAGTGCTACAATCACTGGCAGGCTCTTTTCAGCAAGGACTGTGTAATGGCATTTCTTTCGTATGCTTCGCTCATACAAGCAACAATACGTGCTTTGCGAATGGTTGCTGGCCCTAGCACTCAGCTATACGCAGAGGATGCTATTGGTGACAAAGTGCGTGAAGTGTATGAAACTGTGCGCATGGAACGCTGGTGGGATCATCTAATGCGATGGGAAAACCATCAGTTAGATGGCACCACCGGCAAAATTGTTGGCACTATTGCTAACGCATCACAAGGTTGGCAAGACGTACAATTTGTGTACTATGGTGTAAATCCGCGCCCCATGGATCAGTTATCCATGATTGAAAATCCTTATCGCATAAATGGTACTACGCCACGTTTCATTGAACCATTGAATGTTGTTGATGATCCTGAACGCAACAAGCTGTTTCGTATTTGGCCACTTACGTCTGTAACAACGGTGGATAAACCTATACGTGTGCGTGTGCGTGTTGATCCGCCTGATCTATTTACTGTGCCATCAGTAGTTGTACCCTTTGATGAATGGGTGCTAATCAATGGTGCTGCATTTAAGTATTCAGCAACCGATGCAGCAAATGCTGCGCAAACTGCTGAACACCAAGCAGCATTTGAAACACGATTGGCGCAAATAATTCGCCGCTTTGATAGCGCAGTCATTGTGCTTGATCCGCGCAGGACTAATCCAAACGGTATTGATGAATGGTGGGAGACACGATAATGCGCCTAATACGTGCTAATCGTAATCCATCATTGCGTGTTACTCGACAAATACCTAATGTCGAGAAGATGCGCATTAGAGAGGCTAGAGAGTTTAAGGGTGGATTGAATACGTTCGACACGC